TGGTGTCACCAGCTTTGTGGTATTCTGCTGATGCAGTACCAATGCTAGGGAATTGAGCCGACTTACCATTAGAGATAGTGCGTACTCTGTGTAGAGGCATTGCAATGTTGCGCTCTTCAAATGATGTTAATACTTCACCAGCAAACTGCTTGAGAAAGAGTTCTCTGCTAGATTTACCAGCGTCACCAGTAATAGTGTTGTTAACCGAACCTAGTCGGGATACACTTCCTGTTTCTGTTCCGTTGTTCCATGCCATAATAATTTACCTTTTGTTAAATGTTTAAATGAATGTTTAATGTTTAGTCACTTAACACTTAATCTTTCCGCTTAGATTGTCCCCGCAGGGGTCAAAGGTAATTAATTCTGTGTTTCGTTACTTATAAAAAAGCCCCCCGAAGAGGGCATAAAAGAGACTATTGTACGTTGCTACGAGCAAGTTTGTTCGTAACAGACTGACGGTATGCTGGATCACTCTTGTATCGAGGGTCTCTCATAGCTGAGGTCACTTCTGACCAAGAGCTATAAACACCGCCTGACGAGTTACTGGATTGTCCTTCTATTAAAGAAGGGTCTGTACCCTCATTAGCTTGATACTTTGTTTGTAATCCTGACACAGCCAGTTTGACCATCTCAATGTCTCCTGAACTCACAGCTCTGTCGTAGGCAGCTACTTCACTTTCAGATAAGTTTTCGCCAGCCCAGTTAACCATCTCGCTGTAAGCTTGTTCTCCACCTACAATATTGTAGACAGATGTTTGGTAATCTTTTGCTAGGGCTTCTTGTCCCGCAATCCAACTATTTACCAAATCTTGTGGGAAACCCGCTTCCGATAACTTGTTGTAAGCATCTTCAGACAGTTGCCCATTTTCATCATACTCTGCCTGTAGTGAGTCGAAGTTAACACCAGCGTTTTCTACTGCTTGTTTAACATCGCTTGCAGTCGCGTCTACTTCAGGAGCTTCTTGTTGTGGTGCTTCCTCAGTAGGTGCTTCCGCTTCACTTTCACCAGAGCCTAATTTCTTTTCTAGATGACTGTATGCTTCAGCCATCTGTTCCACGTTCTTAAATTTTTCAGGCAACCAATCAGGACGCTCCTCTTGATTAGGGTTGTTACGCGCCTCTAACTCTTCGCCTTTTTGGATCATTGCTTCAACGTGTTCTTGTGATTCTGTTTGTTCTTCATGTGTATTAATATTGTCTGTCATAATAGTCTCTTTTTAAATTACTCTTCCATTGGTTGTTGAGCCGCATCAACCATACCTTTAACTGCTGGAGCTACACCTTTCTCAGCCATCGCCATCATTTGTTGTTGTTGTTGGGCTTGTATAGCTGCTTCTTGTTCCTGTGCTTTCTGTTCTTCAGACTTCACAAGACCTTGCGTGTCAATACCAAGGGATGCACCTAAACGATCTATGTAATCATCAATGTTTAGTTCTTGTGCAATCACTTCCTGACCTAAAGGTTGTAAGTATTGTAAGAATGTAGAAAGTTTGTTTAAGTCTTGTCCACGACCTAGAGCCTCCAAACCAGTTACGATCTGTGGCTTCAATGTATCTTTAGGGAACTTAGGCATCTTTCCTTCCTTCTGCATTTTAGCTAGGAGGAGGTTGACAAGAGGCACTTGGAACTCTTGAGATAACACTGAGTAGATGCCACCTAGTGCGGTCTCTAACTCTTGTGCCATGTAACGAACTTCTTCAGCTGTTACACGTTCAGCTTGTCGTTGGACTGAACTGTTAAGGAGGAAAGCAAAAGACAAACGCTCAGTTATTTTCTGCATTGTCTCTTGTGCGACTCGGAAGTCATTAAATTTATTAGCTTGTAATGTGGTAACATCGTTAGCATCGCCTGATACAATACCACCGTTAGGTGCATCTGCAATACTACGCATCTTTGTCGTACCGTTAGGTCTAACCATGAATAGTAATTTAGAAGATGCGGCACTACCTTCCACGATGGCTCTTGTTAAAGCTTCTAGTGATTTTAAATCGCCTACAATTTCTTCACAGAAAGAACGACCATAGTCATTACCATCGACAGCAATAAAACGTAAAGCCATCCAAGGCAGTTTCTCTTGTGAATAAGAGCCTGTAGATGAAGGAATAACAATGTCATGTACTTCCTGATGTACTTCGTATTTATTACCAACTCGTTTAACACAAGTGTAAATATCGCACTCTTTCTTGTTGGTATCTACTTGGTACTCAGGGTTTTCAAGTAAGACTTCCATAACATCTTTAGGTAATGCTTCGTAGGATATAGTTTCCTTGGTAATGATTTTTACTACATTACCCATTGAATCACGGTTTGCTACATAACGATCAAGTCTAAAGACTTTCATACCGCCTTTAGGGGGTAAATGTACCAAGGCGTTACCGCTTACGATAAGTTGTTTTAAAGCTTCAAATGTCGGTACTCGAATAGCTTTTGATTCGATAACCTGTGTTGCTGATCTCTCTATACGAGCTAACGCTTCTTCTGCCTTACCACGCGCATCTCCTCCTAACTCGACTAAATCATAGTCATCAATAGTTAGACGGAAGAATGCTTGGTTGGGAGGGAGAAGAGTCATCAGTAGTTTTGATGCTAAGTTGTTTACGCCTCTAGCACCTACTGATTGGAAAGGTGTGTTGTACTGAGTAGACCCGTTATGTCCATCAGGTGGCATAAGTGTAGGTATTGTTAACTCAGCGCAAGACCTAGCTCTGGAGAGAAAAGCGTCACGATCTGCTGCCATGTTTTCATATTGTTTGGCTAAAGATTGATCGTTCATACTTTAAGTCCTATTTTTTGATTGTTAGACCAGAGCCACTAGCAGCACCTTTGTATTGCGCTCCTGAGCTGCCACGACCAAGTACAGATTTAGCACCTCTTTTCTTCTTCTGGAGACCTGTAGCATTGCTGTCAACAGCGTTCTCTAGTTCTGCTGGTGCTTTCTCTGGTGGTGGGGGTGGTGCTACTGTTGGTTTTTGTGTCACCTTTGGTGTTTTAAACATACACATAATTAAATCTCTTCTGGTTGGTCATCCTCTAATATAATTTCCATACGTTGGATGACAGATTGTTGTCCTTGAAGAAAAGCTATGTCCGTTTCCGACATCCCCCTTTTCATGGGCAACTTATTTGGAAACAATTTCTTCAAATGTTCTATTAATTCTTTACTAATGAATACTTTATTTTTCATTTGTTACTCTCTATAGGGGGTGGTTAGAGCCAGCCCAGTATTTACGGGAGGTGTAGCCAGACGTTGGCGATGATGTGGAGGCACGTTACTACCTCCAACACCGTTATCCAAGTTCTATATTTCGCATGAACCTGACGAGCAAGCCAACTCCTGAGTTCCAGTAGTGGTGTCCTCTTTTTCATATTCTCCCAGCCTATCCCAATCTATATCAGTTGGGGTTTCTCGTTTTAGTTTCTCGTAAGTTTCTTTGTCAACTGCTTCGTATGGTGCTTGAGCATATACATGGTCAGTACGAGGTAGGAAGCTAATGCCTGAGCATTTGTCTAACCTATCCCATAGCCACTGCCCTGCGGCTAAGAACTCATCGTCAGAGTAGTAGATGGTAACGCTTGGTTTATGCTCACACCAGTGGTCTTGGTAAATCTCCCACAAGTCTAGCTGTTGTTGTACGTCCAGCTCTTCTACACAAGTAGCACCTTTAGGAGCTTTAACAGGGAACTCAAAGACATAGTTCTCTCCGTTCATTACATCCTTCTCCCAAGACACGCCTTCACTCTTTAGGAATGCAGAGATAGGGTCTTTACCATCGCTACGCACTCGTCTTATATAGTAAGGTGAGAACCTAGCATGGATGCCGCTGGCACTGTCTACTAACTGAGACACTGTACCTGAAGGTTTAACACAAGTGATGGCTGTCGATTGATTGATACCTAACTCAGCCGCCCATTGTTTATTAGTTTGTACCGCAACCTTCTTAAGCTTCTCTAAGGTTTCTTTTAGTGTTGTTAAGTTACCTTTACCCGAAAGCAGTTTGTGATCCATGATGCCCGTCATGCTTACACCAAGTAGACACTCTTCTTCTGTGTTGTTCTTCCATACTGAACGGACATATCTAAAGTCAGTAAGTGATGACTGTAGTGTACCCAGTATTGTAGCTAGTCTTGTCTTACGCTCTAGTGTCTCTACTGTGTCATCAGACCTAACCACTATTTCAGATAGGTTACAAACTTGTGCAGATCGTAGAATGATCTCACTACATGGATTAGTTCCAAAGTCGTAACTACTATCACGCCTTCCGTTAGCTTCTGCCTGTTTCTTTGATGCGGTGCGTGAGAAGATACCACGCTCACCAGCTTTAGATTTATATAAGGCTACCCACTCTTCGAGGAAGGTTTCGTAGTCTGGCTTCTCTGCGTAGACAGCAGAGTTGTTAGCCAACGCTCTTTGACCTTGAGTGTCCCACCAGTTACCAGACTTAGCGTGACGCATACGGTCATCAGATAAATTAGAAAGACTAATAAGGGCAGACCTACGAACGCCACCCACAACGACAATCTCAGCAATTTTACAAACGATGTCATGGCATTCAATACTCGTTAACTTGCGTCCAGCTGCATTCTTGAAAGTAGCCACAGTAAAATTAAAAAGGGCAACCAAGGGATCAGCACCGCTACTACGCCCTCCAAAGGTTTTAAGTCTTGCCCCTTTTGGTCGGAGTTTCGATACATCCCAAGAAGGAATTTGACCCGAATACAAAAGAGAGACCAGCTCACGGAAAGCTTTAGCCCAGCCAATTTTACTATCTTGTACATGGATTGTAGTTTCTGTTTCATAAAAGTCCTCGCTTATCGTTGGTAGTTTAGCCACTGACTGTCTCTCTACAGAGAACCCTACGCCTGTACCACACATTAGTACGTAAAGTATTTCATCGAATACTCTAGGGTTGTCCACTGCTATATAACTACAGTTAAACCCAGCCATGTTATCTCTCTTTAATGCTTCACCCGCTGTCATTAGACAACGCATGGAAGGCATTACTTCTTGGTTGTAGATGGCATGGTATAGTTCGTTAGCCATGCTAGGTTCTAACTGTCCACGCTCTACCCAAAAGTTTACATAACGCTTTACTGTTTCTTTCCAAGTCTCTCTACGCCCATCTTCTTCACGCCACCTAGCGTAACGGGATTTATGTATGTATTGTTGATATGAGTCCATTAGCGGTCATCTCCTGAACCTTTGAGCGTATCGTTTATCTTACGCTTGTATAGTTTGTTTAAGTTATTGAATGCAATATCGCTAAGGTTAAGTCCCATTCTATCAGTAAGAACAGCAAGATACCAGAATACATCTCCCAACTCAGAAGCCATTTGATCTTTGAAGTCATACGGTTCACCATCTCTCATTTTCTTTTTCAGCTTACCAGCGACCTCTCCTGCCTCTGACGCTAGTCCAAGTGTTAAATACTCTACTGCTACATCTTCATCAAAGACAACAGTCTCTGAACATTTACTCTGATACCAATCAAAGCCCTCAAACATTCCTGTAATTTGCTCGTAAGAAGCACCACCTAATACGTGTTTCATCCCCAGTTCTCTCCTTCTGTTTGTTCCATTAGTTCAATCATTTTGTTTAGATACCAGACTGCCTTCTTTGCATCCTGTATCGGTTTACCCTTGTTCCATAATCTGGTGCTGGTGTACTTAATCACGTTACCGTGGCAGTAGGATATAGCATCAAACTCACCGAGAACGTCCACGATGTAGTCGATTGTTTCTATCTTACCAGCGTTGTAATGTTCGGGACTATTGATAGGATCAGTTTCTTTTTCCAACGCTTTGTGACAAGCCTTGTCCCACTCTTCTGGTGTCGCATCGTTTATGCTTCCCATAATGTTACCTCCTTAGTTTTAAAGTTATATTCCCCGTCACGTAAGATACGTGCTAGTCTTGCATTTTCTATTGCTACTTCTTCACCTAAACCTTGAGACGCATAAGCATCAACTACAGTGTTCCACGTAGCACCTTTATCTAGCAGAAGCTTCTCTGCCTTCTTAGCTCCAACTGTCGGACAACCTTTGTAGTTATCTGTCGAGTCACCAACTAAAGTTTGATATAGGAAATTAAAGTCAGCTTCTTCCTTGTCTACCTCAACAACCTTACCTTCGATTAGGTGGTAGGCTGGTATGGTAAGTAAGTCTTTATCAGAAGACCATATCACCGTGTTCTTATCAGCACTGCCCATGATTCCTAACAGGTCATCAGCTTCCAGCCTATCTTCAACTTTGCCATTGTAATTATCCGCTAAATATTTTTTGGCAAAATTTAGAAGCATAGGCTTGCGTGTACCTTTACGATTAGCTTTGTAATAAGGAGCTACATCTTTACGATACAGGTTGTCACCTGAGAGACAAGTAACGACTTTGTTACATCCTGACTCTTCAATTATCTTTACCATAAACTCTTCCATAGAGCCTATGACATCTTTCTCATGGGCGTGTAATGTCCACACACCTCCACCCCAATCAATGGGTGTCTCAGCAATGGTAGCTGCTTTGTATGCAACTATATCACCATCTACCAATAAGGTTCTAGTCTTCTTCATCTTCTTTCTCCAATATGTCACGAGAAATCATCAAGCCTTGTCTAGCTAAAACTACTTGAAGAATTATCTCACCGATCCACTTTATCCCCAGCGCAATGCTTACGAATGCGAAGCTAAATACGAAGATCATGTTAAGTAATGTCATTTCCATTATTACGTCCTATGTTTCTGTAATCTAAGTTTACGTGTGATTGGATCAAACAGCAGGAACTGTACTCCTAACTTCTTTTGAAGCGGGGTGCGGGAGCTTGCGTAGCTTCCTGTACCTTTGTTCATCTTTACATCAAACAAGTAGACCTCACCTTCTTTGACTCCAATAAGATCAATAGCTCCTGTTGAACCAGCATTGTAAAACACCTCGAAGCCCTCATCCCATAACCACGTAATCGCATAATACTCAGCAACATCTCCTAGCCTGTTTGGGTTAGTGAGTTTCCGCCCAACTTCTGCCGACATCGAACTCTGAGTCGAGAGGACATTTGAAATTGTAGTGTTGTTCTGTCTCTTTAATTGCTTCTTTAGTGATTTCACCAATGGTATCCTCCAAGCCTTCCTTCACTATGATTTGCACTTCATCATGGACAAACGCCACTATCGCAACTTCTTCTGTAGTGTAGCCTTTATCTCTTATCATTCGCTCAATAGTTCTGTACCAATGTTTACAGACAATAGCTCCTGCTGATTGAAGTAATGTATTTAGAGCGGCATGGGGGTGGCGTATAGGTATAAGCCTTCCGTCTAATCCTTTGATAAACTTCTCTCCATGCTGTTGTTCAAGACGTAACTTTATGGCATCGGTGAGTTTCTTTAATGCTGGTGTTCTAGCAAGGAATCGTTTTTTAATTTGTCCGCCTTCTTTCGCGCCCTTGCCAATGATCTCTCCGATTTTTTCGTTGCCCGCTCCGTAGAGGAATCCATATATAAACGTCTTAGCTTGGGGTCGCGTTTGTAACCCCGCAGCTTCTTGGTTTGCTGTGTGTATATCACCTTCTAATATTTCCTTAGCGTACTTACCGCCATCATATCTGTACATATAATGACTTAAGCATCGCAGTTCTAAACCACTTGCGTCAGCCCCCAGCAAGGAGTAACCCTGTGGCGCACGAAATAACTGGCGGCATTCCTTCCCAAAGGCGGCTGTTCCACTTGGGACTTGAGCGACATTAGGATCACTATGTGTGCAACGAGAAGTAACAGCCCCCATGTGATTAACGCGCCCATGTATTCGCCCTTCCTTTTCAAGCTTGAGCCATGCTTGTTTACCATTTCCTAATTGTCCTAATCTTTTGTTTAACATTAAGAACTCAGTCAAAAGCCTAGCTTCGGGCATATCAATTCCCGCTAAAATTTTTTCGTCAACTTTTGGCTCACCTGATGGTGTAAACTCTTTTGGCTTCCAGCCCTTCTTCATTAGCCTGTCAGCAATCTGCTGTCGTGAGGCAGGGTTGAATGGAATGGTTTTTGTTTTCGTCTTTAGCTCAATTATTGTCGGCTCTAGTGTATTGACTAGTTCGGTTTCAATTTCCTGTTTACGTGCAGACAACTGCGTGTAAAGTTTCTGTGCGGCTTCAACATCAAACGGGAAACCTACACGCTCCTGTTGGAACAATAGCCTTGCCATATCGTGTTCAAGTCGCATAGGTTCTTCTGGATAACACTTGCGTTGTATTAGTTCATATAACTTAACATTTAATGCTACATCCTGAGCGCAGTATTTTAACATCTCAGGGTTGAACTCTGTCCAAGCATCTTCCTGCTCACCGTACTCACCTTTGTTGTAATTCAGCCGTTGACCCCAAGCCTTTAGAGAGTGTGATCCAATCAGCCTGTTATCGACTGTTCTCTTTAATAAGTCTTTCTCTTTCATATTGGGATAGATTAAGCGTGAAGCTACTAAGGTGTCGAACACTTCGCCTTGGTAGTCAAGCCCATACAACTTTTCTAACACTGGTATGTCGTAGCAGATCACATTGTGTCCACCAATCTCAGGACTTTCTTTCAGTAGCTGGATGCCTTCTTTTAGTGTATCACCAAAGAACTCCCATTGAACGCCAGTTCTCGTACATTGGGTTACAATACAATGAACCTTAGTTACATCGTCTAGTAAACCATCAGTCTCTATATCAAAGATAATCATTTAACTTCCACCTCCAAAAATGTTTCGACCCAAACGGTTGCTCCACATGGTAGTGGGTTGGTTGGTTGGCTGACAAATCTGGCTACAACTTTTCCGTCATCTCCTCTGATCTCAGCTTCAAAACCTTTTCTGTTTCGTTTGTAGTCTTTAACAGTTAGTGGTGGACGAAGTTCCCCATCAGGGTTCTTCTTGTTATATCTTACATTGTGTTGATTAACGTGAATCTTTGTTTTCATACAATCCTCTCGCTGGAGTGATTAAAATGGTATGTCATACTCTTCCGACATACGCCCAGTTGTAGTGTTGAAGTGAAGCTGTCCTGCTACACCTGTCTCACCTGACCACCTGTTCTTTAATATACGAACGGTTGTGGTGTTGCTGTTCTCAGCGTCCTGCTGATTTCTTTCCAAGCCTATTACAATGTCTGATAATTGTGCGATAGCCGCTGACCCTCTAAGTTGAGAGAGGGAAGTCATAATCCCCTCTTCGTGACCTTTGTCACCATTCGGTCTGCGTAGGTGCGATACAACAATCAAACCTATGCCTAGCTCTTCTGTGAGTGAACGTAACTGTGTCATCATGTTGTCAATGATACGTCTCTCGTCACCCCCTTCGATACCTGATACAACAATACTAATGTGATCCAGTATGATGTACTGACAACCACATCCTCTTGCTAGGTATCTGATCTTACCCAATAGGTTATCGCTTTCTGTCGATCCCCAGTGGTCATACATAAACACTCTACCTGTACCGAGCGTAGCGTCAAAAGCTTCTCGCAGCTCTTCTGTAGGTACGTCTTGTAGGTGTACTAGTTTGTTTAGGTACAGAGACATAAGCCCCTGTGCAGTTCTCTTGCTTGACTCTTCGAGTGCTACGTAACCTATCGTAGCTCCTTCGTTGAGTAGGTGGTAAGCAAACTCTCTTGTTAGCTGTGACTTACCCAAGCCTGACCCTGCTGTTACCGTGACAATCTCACCTAAACGACATCCGCCTATCTTGTTGTTTAGTCCCTCGTAAGGGTAGGGTACAGTGTGTACTTCTTTCTCTGTGCTTACCTCTTCCCATAGGTCTTCACCGTTGATAATGCCGTCAGGAGCAAACTCCCTTGCTGACCAAAAAGCATCAATCAGTTCTGACTGCCTACCAGCTTGAATCATATCACTGGCATCTTTAAGTGGAAGGCTGGCTATCTTTGCCTTACGTGGTGAGAGCATTGCCGCACATTCAAGAGCAGCACTTTTGCCTACTGGGTCGTTGTCAAACATAAAGACCACTGAGTCAAACTTCTCTATCCACTCTAGCGATTTAGCTATGTCCTTCTTCGCACCAGCCGCACCTGTTTTTACAGACACAACTGCCCACTTATTATCAAAAGCTTGAGACATAGATAGAGCATCAAGCTCACCTTCAACTACACATAAATGCTTGCCTCCATCACGCCATAAGTTCTGACCATAAAGTGTAGCCTTCTTTAAATCACCCACGACTGAGAATGTCTTGTCAGGGTATCTTAACTTCTGAGCTACAGTGTTACCGTCAACGTCCTTGTAGTTAGCAATGTGAACACCATCGCCAACTTGATAATCCCAAAACCTTGTAGTCCTTTCAGTGAGGTTTCTCTTGATTAGTGGTTGATAATTACCTGTCTTAAATTCTTTACTACTAACAGCGTTGTCCACTATCCTCGCCTCCTCTTGGGATTGTCCATAATGCTTACAGCTAAAACAGTAGGTGTGACCATCAGAGTACAAGCTGTTTGCATCTGACGATCCACACTTACTGCATGGAGTGTGCATAATAAATTCACTCTCCGTTGACCCATTCATCTGGTATTACATCCTCCGCATATATGAATCCGTGTTTATCCGCCCACTCTCCGCAAGTCATCTTTGTTCCATCCTTGCGTTTCTTTGCACCTTGCACTGGGCTGTTTGCTCGTTGGAATAAGAACCTTATGTCCAACTCTGGGTGTTGCTCTTTCATGTTACGCATCTTGCGCTGGGCATCCTGCCGAAAGTATCCCTTAACCTCTACGTACACATCACCAATCTTTAGATCAGGAGTGTACTGCCTTGTTACCGTGTAAGGTAACTTACAAGGTTCGTACTCGTAAGCTACCCCACGGCTTTTGAGGTTGAGCTGAACTCGTTCTTCTAGGGTCGATCTAGAAGTCACTGGCATCAGCAAACACCTCAGCTGACTCAGAAGACTCGTTAGCGGAGGGGGTAACAAATCCGTCTTCTTCATCAAACACGCTTGCGGCTGAGTTACCGTACTCAACCAAGTCAATCACCTGAATGGCTTTCAACCGTAAAGATGTTCCTACCTTCTTGGTTGATTGCATGATGTAGGGAATAGGCTCGAACGCAACTTTAACTCTTGAACCGTTACCAATAAGAGTGTCACCATTTAGCGGTGTCTTCTTAGAGTCTAAGACAACTGGTTCTTGTTCGTACCACGTACCGTCCTTCTTCTGAATCTTAGCTTTTAGTTTAAACTTAAATTCAACATCACCTGTAGGGTCTCCAGTATCCCTATCGTAAACAGGTTGCATAACATCTTGTGTGGTCAGAGTGTTTTTCAACTGTGGCTTTTCTTTAACTGCCTTGTTGAATGTCTCTTGAATTATCCCTTCTAATTTCTCACACATTGGTGCGGCATCAGCTTCAGTCATTTGTAGATTGATACTGTAGTCACCCGCTGGGTTGAACTTTGTATCAGGCTCAAACACCTTAGCCCACATTGCCTTACCTTCTAATACTAGTAAATTTTTCGCCATATTTTTCATTCCTATATTGTTTAAGTTAGTTAAGGATTGCTATAGGGGGTGGTTAGAGAACTATGCAAAAAAGTAATCACTATTCAATACCTCCTCTATAGCTAAGCTTCCTCTTTCTGGAGGTTTTGGTATATCCGTATCCTCCTGTAGTGTAGATACTGCACTATCGTAGAGATTAAGCAGTACATCATTGTCACGATACATCTCGACAAAAGCTTCCCTTAGCTTCTCATTGAGCTTCGGCATATTTGTACAATGTGTACCATAACTGTCGTGAACCATAGCGAAGTCAGTTATTCCTTCCTTCAAACATTTGTCCACGGTTAGTGTAAGAGCTGCGGCATCAAGCGAATGTACAAAGTTTGGACTAGCCCCGCTCACACTCTTACGTACATCAATGGTCTTCTCTAGCGGCTGTCTATAATTTAGTTTTACAACTGACCCGCTGAGGTGCGTCCATATCCGTAACTTTTTAGTATTACTATACGACTGTCTTACAAGTAAACCTGTAGGTGTTAACCATTCAAACGGCTTGCCTTCCTGACTGTACAGTTTTGCAATCTCCTTGATGTATCCCATTACCTTATGTGCTGATACGATAACTTCGTTGATGGCTTTCCAAACAAACTTAGCTAGGTAGGTTGCTGGCTTCCACAAGTCATCATTCCAAGGATTATTCCCTTTACACTTCTCTTCCATTGCCTCCAGTATGTAATCACGGCAACTGTGCTGTGTCCCTGAGTACGGCACAATCATCACGGGACGTTTACATATCTTGCGGCACACGCCCATCTCTAACAACTGTCGAGCCATCAACGTGTCTTCCTTCTCTAACAACTCAACTGTTCGCTTCGCTACATCCGTGTAAATGTCTTGAGGTGTTTCGTTGGGGGTGAGGTTTACTGCTCGACCACCTTCCAAGTCTCTTAACATTGCAGATAGGTGCTGTAGTCCGTTACAACTGCCATCACTTGCACAAGGTAGGTGAGTATAGAAAGGCTCACCGAACTGTCTAGCGTTGTTGTATAACGCCCACTCATAACACCATGCCAGTGCTTGCCAAGGTTTGTCTGCTTCCTGCCACCATTTGTTTGTTAAAGGATCGTTATAAACATCAACAGCGTTCTGTACGTTCATGTACGCCCACATCTCTCGATCTTCCAAACTTACCTTATCAACACCGAATACGTTCGCCCCGTGTATAGCCAGCCACCTAGCATCATCGTCATTAGATACTATCACGCCTTCTGCAAACTCTAACAATGCTTTACTGTAGTCAGCGTTCTGTGGAGACAAGAATGATTCTACTGGATACTTGCGTCCACGGAAGTCTAACTGCCAAACGTACCACATTTTCTCAATGTCTTTGTACTGCTCTGCAAGCTGGATGGTACGCTCCACTTGGATACGCTTCGACATCGACTTGTTGTTGTGCGAATGTATTTTGTTACGGTCAGACTTGAACTGCTTAAACTTAGCCTTCTCTTCATCGTTTAAGTATTGCGGCTCTTTGCTGAACGGGTACTTAGGTAGGCTCAGGTTGTCCCGTGGTGGTAATCCCTCCCACTCCTGACCGCTATCCCAACACTGGCGTAGAGTATCAACCACGAACTCGTTTATACGCCACGGTGTACGCTGTAGAGCGTTAACACACTGGTACTCTAGACTCAGGTCACACTGCTGTAGTGCGTTTACATAATCTTGTGCGGCTTGTCTCATGCGTGTACCCTCACGAACGGTAGTTTGTTTATGTGTTCAGAATAGTAACCACCACCCCAGAACCCATCCCAGTCTTTAGGCTCAATAATACACGGGCTGTAACGTGGTAGTGCTATCTCGTTAGTTTCGTTAAATGCCTTAATCCACTCTTCTGTCTCCTTCGTGGGTACGACATGGTAAACAGTTTTCCTTTTCTGTATTTTCTTCTCAAGCTTTACAATCCCTGTCGCAGATATGATTAGGTCTACCAGTTTAATACCTACGTTAATTCTTTCTTGAGCTGTCCACGCTGGTAGGTCAACACCATCGTGTTTAATCTTGTGGTCAAGCCCGTAACGCTTATGGTGAAAACCCTTGTCTGACTTCTTGTTGGCTTCCTTAATCATATTCTGAGCTACTTCTTTATCCTGCTTCAACCACGTATCCAACCTCTTCTGCGTCTCAACTTGTATACCTATGTTACGGGCAACCTTTAACAGCGTCCCATTGTTGGCTAGGTTGTCAATCAAACAGACTAGTGCAAGGTACGCAACCTTACCAGCGTCCATACCTTTGAGCAGTGTCTTGGACGTAGCCCTGTTGTGGTTTCGGTCTACCTTACAATGATCCTCAATCGCAGCTTGAACTGGGTCAAGAATACCTTTGATTATGGTTCGACCATGCTTAGTCTTTGAGCCTAAATCCTTTTCCAATAAATCCATTAGCTGGCGGTGGTAGCGGTCAATACCTGACTGAACCATCTCATACTCCAACTCAATTTGTTGTTCCAATGTTGCCATGTTGCCTCCTTTTGGGACACTTATTAGCTTTACTGTGGCTTTGCTCATTACTTCCTACGGTAGCGGAGCAAAGGATTATTTGGAATGTGTTTCATCTTCCTTTGTTTAATTAAAACTTGTTACGGTGGCGTGATAAGGTTTCAATGGATTAGCAAACCTGTGGTTTAAGCCACTCACCCATCTCTCCTCTAAGTATTCTGTCATTTTCTCTTCACCTCACACGCCACTTGGGACACTCTAGGACACACAGGACACAAGCATTATTCAAGTAAACTAGAGCCACCAACCAACGTATCTGTATTCCATTTAGCATACTTCAATGTGGTTGCAATGTTTTTGTGACCCATGTATCGCATGATATTTGCAGTATCCCAGCCCTTCGCTGTTAGTCTGGTAGCCGTGGTATGTCTCCACGAGTGCCAGCATTTATTATCAAGACCTAGCTTTGATCGAACCTGATCCCACGCGAAGCGGTGGTTACTAATATGTGTCTTGAACTTCTTACGTCTACGGATTACCTCTTCAACTCGTTTAGTCACGGGCATCAATAAAGGCTCACCGTTCTTCCTATCTGGTACATACACACCGTAGATTGGACTGCCGTCATCACGGGTCTGTTGTAGCTGGTGTAAAGTACCGTCTATCTTGAGTACCTCTGAGGCTCTCATACCTGTATCTACAGCCACGATAGCATAGTCATATAGGTAGTCCTCACCCATACGCTTGAACTCCGCTAGGATGGATTCCTCTTCCTCCTTGGTGAAGAACTCCAACCTCTCTCTGCCCTTCTCACTCTGGCGTTTAAACTTCGGTACTGTAGTTAATGCGCCTTCGTCAACAGCATTGTCTAAGCAACGCTTGAGGACTGAGATGTGTCTGTTACACGTTGATGGAGCGTAACCACGATCCTCCTTCATATATCTAATCCAGTTAAAAACAGCACTGGTGCTGATTCTGTTTATTGGAGTATCTTCTCCCCAGTATTTACAGATAATGTTCTGGATATAAATAATCTGGAACTCGTTTTTACTATCGCGCCAGTAGTTTTCGTGGCAACGGTTCATCGCTTGACGTAACGACCAGCCTGACGCTTTACCTGTCTCCTTGTCTACGTCCATCTTGGTAGGCATCTTGCCCTGAGCTATCTCCCTCTGCCACATTGCCTCCAATACAGTAGCATCTTCCTTAGTGGAGAGAGTACGCCTGAACTTTTTACCTTTGAAGGTTACGTATGCTTCCCATCCATTACCTCTAGGTTTAACACTCATAATTTTATCCTCCTAGCTAAAGCTCTCCCAAGCTTTGTTACTTCGACAAACTTCTCAATACGCCTGTCTGGATTTTCGTAAAGTTTAATTAAGTCGTGATCTACTAGCACTCGTAAGTTTCTACTTGCACTAGCACTGGATGTTTCCATCAACTCTCCTACATCCATTACTCGTAACTCCTCGTTGTTTACAAATGTTCTTTGAGCAATGGTTACAAAAGCGTAGACCGTTTGAATGTGCATCCAAGGGTCTATCTTTCTAAACTCTGTTAGTATTCTAAGATGTTCTTTTAAGTCTCGACCAGACAATACAACCCCCTAACCAGCTGATGAACATATCAGCCTTTCTAAAGTATATTCGAGGTAGTTTGTACCAATCCCACAGGCATTTACCTACACATACTTCATATCTACCTAGCTTAAATAACATTATAACTCCTTTGTCAAGTTTCTTCGGTAGCGTATCTAAGGTAAAACGTTTTACTAATCAAGCCAAATCGATTCAATTTGAATCACTTTTTTTACTTGACTTGGATTCAGGATTCAAATTCTCTGTGGATACTCTTTTCTTCTTACCAAATATCCTATCCCAGTTATCGTCAAACTTTTTCCTATCGACTTTACGCTGTCGATCCCCTTTGCCATAGTGCGATGCTTCACTCATAGGTTCACCACCATGCGCTCAACACCACGCTCCTTCTCTGACTCAAGATAATCAAGCCAGTGGTAGCTAGGGTCTACACCCTGATCTTCCAAGTCCCACAACCTTGCTCTCTCCTTACGTATCAACACGGTTATATCTTCAAACTCCGCCTTCACTACTGGGTTCGCTGTTAGCATAGCCTTTAATCTCCAAATATTTGCCAGTTAAATAGTCATCATACTCAGTGATGTAATCTTTGTATTGTAGAACAGGCTCACCATAGGCAAGCCTTTCATCTACGTTGTCAATGTACATCTGCTTACGGAACTCATCAAAACTTAACTCAGTCATTACCGTACCTCATTGGGATGTCGCACATACTACGGTCTTGATCTTTGTACTCACGGTAAAAGCTGAGATAGCCAGCATGATACCCTTTGTAAGTTTCCCCGTAAACAATCTCAGGCTTACGCTTCTTACGCATCCGTGCTGATAGGATGTACTGCCTACGCTTGGTCTTGATAAAGTAACGGTTGCAATCCTTGTCATACCTGACCTTAGCTCCTAATTTCGCAGCTATCTTCTGAGCATACCATGCTGTTGATGCCGCTTTTTCTGGTGAAAGTTTCGCTATTAAATTTAACACTCATATTACCTCGCTAGTTAGTTATTGCTTCTTGAAAAATGTTTGTTGATTGGATATTTCTTACAGTGTCTGGTGTAGTCTTCATCCCACGCCTCACTGACCTTGTTGATTCCCCAGTCACTGACAATCTCGTCAGGGCTTTGCTCCCACTGAAGGATATATCTGAAGCCAGCATCATACTCACCATCCTTGCACAAGTAAATATTACCAGTCTCGATTGCTTCTGCCGCCTCCACTGCTTTGGCGTAGTCAGTCCCTGAGTAATCCATTTCGCCTTCATCCTCAATCTCAATAGTGTAGCCTCTGCTGATTCCCCACTTGATTAAATGTTTGTGAGCTTCAATCATTGTAATACTCCTTAGCGTCCATACGCTCCATCCAAACTTCATTCACCGCTTGCTTCCACTCTCTTTTGTGGATGTCAAACTCTCTTTGGTAATCAGGGTTGTAATCAAGTATTTTCTGATGAAGGTCTCGCGCTCTAGGGTAATCATAAATATCAATGTCACCCATTAACCCAATCTCATAATAAATATCACTCTTGAAATTATCGACATAAACTCTAAGCATCTGCATACTCCACCATGTTGACAAACTCTAAGGCTTTCTTCTCCGCCTTCTCGAAAGTTTTGCTGAATGAAACGTGGACAACACCGTCAGCGTCAGTGTCAATGAAGATCACACGGTAATCAAACCTACCAACACCTTCAGCAATTACCGCCTTTAAACCTTCAGCCTCGTTTTTATAGGATTTGTAAATCTGGTTCATCTTTAAGCTCCTCATGTATCTCGTGTAAGTTTCCGAATATCATCTGATAATCTTCCTCAACAACATCCATGTAAGCTTCGAGCAAGTCCTTCATGCGCTCTGCCCTATCCAAGTATTCCTGATCCATCATCATCCTCCTCAGCCATCATTGTAACTCCTTTGCTTCTGCTTCTGCAACTTTTTCGTTAACTATTTTGGCGGCAAGATTCCAAGCCCACCCTGCCGCTGTCCATGCGGCTACTGACTCACTCCCTGCGTACTCACCCATCATCTTCTCGAACTCCTGCATATCCTTGGGAGTGTAGAACATCTCATTCTCTTTCAACTTGAACTGTTTCATTGGACAATCTCCTTAACAAATTTAACTGGGTATCTAACAGTAGCGTCAAGTATTGGCTCGTAGTTAATCACGTAGCTAACACCATCAGTCTCGCCTTTGAAGTCAGGATGAACTTTGTCGAACATCTCCTGAGTGGCTATCGCCTTACCTTCTTCAATCTTCCAAATCATCTCACACCACCTTCACTTTGTTTTGTTTAACTACATAATCAAGGGCGTACTTCTCATGCTCACTAATCGGCTGGGAGTCAATAAAATCAGCCAGCTCCTGCTGAGAGACGTAACCCTTGAGGCTCATCTTGATCTGGGCAAACTTACGAGCCAGCTTGTACGCCAGCTCGAACTTTGGGTATTTAGCGTAGAACTCTTTCATCCTAAACCTCCATCAAAACTACTGCGGCTGGGCTATCCCACTCCCAGTAGTAACCGTTGTCCTCAGCGAACTTGACCAGCTGAGGGTTTATGTAAGGGTCATCAGCGTCAGGAAGACCAAGCTCGTAGCTGGCTTCGTTGTAGTAGTCGATGAACCCGCTACCATCTTCGGCACTCAGCATCAAGTAACCGTCATCGTTGACCCACGCTTTGGGCTTGGCTTTGCCATCGTGCCACTCACCGTTGCTGTAGAAGACAATCTCAAGCTCAGGAAGCTTCGCCATCAAACGCTCCGCCTCCACTTTTCTGTTTTGCAATTCGTAGTTCATTTAAAACTCCTCCAATAAGATGCGTTCAACTTCCGCATCGTCTCTGTTTTCTAAAGCCTTAACCACATCGTCATTCTCAAGAGCAACTGCTGGGTCTAAGTAATATTGAGCGCAAAGCTCATAAAATCTTGGTCTAGTCATTACACCATCTCCACTAGGTAGTTACCGTTCTCAAGACCAAGGACAAAACCCTCGTAGCCAGCCATGAAGTCCTTGACGTTGTCGTAGCCATAATCAAGGGCAGCATCGTATCCGCTCTTGTACTCAGCCCAGCGAGCGTTAACCTCTTCCATATCAATCACACCGTCAGGGTCTTGGTCTTCGTATATCTCGTAAAGCTCCTCAAGTGCCTCGTAGCTGTAATACTTAGCTACGTAACCCAAAGCTTCCTTGAAATCATCAATACCACGTATCTCAACAAACATAACAACCTCCAAAAAAATGAATAAAAACAAAAGAACAATTGCATTCTCTCAGAAATGGTCACTCCGTACAACCCCAAAGAGTGACCCAATCTCAAAGAACGGTCACGCCTCGTAAACCTTGATGGACGCTAGGCTGTCGCTCCTTTTGTATATCTTGAACACTGGTTCAGGACTCTCGTAGTAGACATCCCACCCAGCACTCTTAGGGTATCCATACCCGATTGGCACTAGCTCGATCTTGTTACGCAACCCACGAGGCAAACCCAGCAGATTTACTGCCATCTGATTCGCCTCCCACTCATCAGCCGCTAGGTAGATCATAGCGCATCCTCCTTCAGGTTCTCACCGTACTCTTCAGCGTAGTCATCAACCATATCTTCCATCTTGAACAGCAACCAACGGTAACTGTAGATGTAGGCTTCGCGCTTCGCCTCCTCTTCAGTGTCAACAACAGAGGCGGCAAAGTAGTTACTATTGCCAGCACTCACTGCCCACTTGCCACCACTTAACTCAGTAGGTTTGTACCTCATTGTCCTGCCTCCTCACTCAAAAGTTTCAGCTGACGCACCACGAACTCCTGAATAGTGCGCCTCCCGTCATAATCTAAGAAGCCGCCAAGGAGCGCAGTGAGCGCAACCTCAACGTCATCCCCGTCAGCCTGAGCGTATGCCTTACGGAACAGCTCAGCGTCATAGCTCAACATTGAGTCAAGCTGGTAAAGCTCTTTCTTACTCAGCATAGTACACCTCCAGCATCTCAACACCGTTCATGAATACCAACCAACCTTCAAACACATCATCCTCACTGTAGGCTGGCTCGACTGCCATCAAGTGTTGTTTCTTCTTAGGTATGTTCCAAAACTTAACGGCAACCTGTTTCGCTTCCCATTGAGTGTTGGCATACAGTTTCTGAACAACCTTAACTGGTTTGTTTGGATCAAGTTTCAAGTCTTCCATCATTACCTCCTAAAGATCAACAACAGCAACGATCTCTTGACCGTCATCATAGTTAACTAACTCGAAGTGGCTATACTTGCCATCTTCACCAACGCGCAACACAACATCAAAACCTAGAAGCTCTTTGACAACCTCACCAGCATCGTCGCGCAATTCTAACTGCAAATGAATATCTTCTTTCACGATAGTAACTCCAAAAAAATCAATAAGAACATTGAGTAAACAAACAACACTGCCATCTTATTCCATCCTTGGAAGAAAAATCCATAACTCTGAGTGACCAAGATGGCAAAACTGGTCACGCCTCTACAAATCCACTGACCAATACTCTACTCCGTCATAGTTAATATCGAAGTCTTCGTGGTAGTGGCTGATGTGGCTGTGAGCTTCATACTGACCCTCAATCCAAAAGTTAGTAGCCTCTGAATATACTGGATCATCCTTAAAAGCGTTTATTTCTTTCAGCGTTACTGCTCCGTTGCCGAAAGACTCACCGACTATATCGTCATTGTACTCGGCACGGAGTACCCAACCTCCGCACCTCAATATTGGATACTCCTTCCAAGTTTCAACACTAGCACGGCACTCCGCTCTAGCTTGTTTGATCTTCTTAAGAATACTCATGGTGACTACGCCTCCTTGCGTCCAAGTTTGTACCAGCTCCCGAAGGCATCCTTAAGATAGTCAGCATTGTAGACGCTCCAGTTAACGCTGATGCCGTTGTCGGCTGTCATCTCTTCGACTATCTCATTGACCTTGTTCACAACCCATCCTGCAATGTACTCAGGCATTGCCTTGTTCAGTACTTCTAGGTTGTCATCACTTTCAAACTTGCATCTCTCTTCCATGTAGTCCATTGCCATCTGCTTATTGAATGCTTCTGAAAGGATACGGTAAGTAGCGATCTGTTTAGTAGTAGTAATCATAATGTGCCTCCGTAGGCGTTGTCGTTAAATTCGTTTACAGATTGCCAGCGAGGTTTCACATTGTCAAAAACTTCGAGTGACCCAAAGTGACGTTTTGGTCACGTTAGCAAAAAAATAGATAAACAGACACATACACACATACACGTAATAGAGAGTAGCAAGACCAGCACCAAAATCCTGCAATATAGGATATTTAATCCTGAGCAATCCCAGCTGGCTGGCGGCAGTACTATCACAATGTGTCCTGCCTTGTGTCCTGACCCGCTCGATCACCTACCCGCCACGGGGGATTTTTCGGACGCTGGGGTTCACGTATACCACCTCAGATTTTTTGGTCAAAATTAAGACACCCCTAGACAAAGGTAGCGAATCCCAGTGCAAGTTCTAGGGGGTCTTAATTCATTAAATAAGGAGGTTGGGGGTGGTGATCCCTCACCGTCCTCAAGACAGGCTTTGATATACTATAGTATATGTCAAAGGGGGCGGGGGTCTCCTATAGGGGAAGGTTAGAGCAAACCCGCAGAAACCCTAGGGTTACATCCACCTCATACTACTACCTCTTCCTGCTGTATTATGTCCATTAACAAACTTATCTAACTCATCCATTAGTAGCTGTTCCTGCCTGTCTTTCATCTCAGCATCCGCATCTGCTGCCATCTGTTCTACCCAGTATGCTACACCCATCGCTAGAGCATCTAGTCTATCGTCATGGGCTAATGCACCTCTTGTCTTAGTGATGCGAGTCATTTGGTACGTTAACATATACCTCTGAGCTTTCTCAGGGGGATGGTGCTGTACGCTATCGTAATCCTTTTGGATAACTTTAGGGTCTATGATGAGCTTGTGCTGATTCATAACAGGCTCTAAGGTGTCTATGATACGCAGTTCTTTCTGCTTACTATGACGTACCTCTTCCATTGTTACAGGATATATCTTTCTTATTATAGGTTTAAGCAGCTCTGTGAACATACCGTCACCAAAGTTACTCTCAATGAGTACAACATTAACCTTATGTTCCTTCGCTAAGTTAGATAACTTCGTTAGTGTAGCTTCACTATAACCGCCAGCTATACCACCACAGTCTGCTACATATAAGTAACCATTAAGCATCTTAACGACAGCATAGGCTGTTTCATCCTGACCTCTACCAGAGGGGTCAATAACTAACACTGAACCGTCATAGTCCACGTAGTCTCCTATAATGGATTCTGGGGCGTAATACTTGTCACCCCCTAGCCCCACATTAGGTAGGTCTTTAACCTCCTTGAAAACGCCATATATGAGCTTCTCGGGTGCTTTATCCTTATCAATCGACATAACCATTAAATCAGATAATTTAAGTGGGTATCTGTCGGTGTCAGATAAGCTTGTGTCTAACATAAACTGTAAAGCAAACCCTGAGCGTCCATAAGATAGCTCCCGTTCCAGCAAATCCTCATCAGTAAATCGCTTAGGATCGACTGGTTTGCCGTCTAACGGCTCTTCTGCTTCGTGCATAGCATCCCATAGGGTAGGTGCTAAACGATTCCCATACGCCTTTTCTGCGCCTTCTATGGTAGGGTAACGTGCTGTCCAGACTCTCATCTGATAACCACGCTCTGTGAGTGTATTATAAAGACTCATTTCGCATTGGGGCGTACCAAGATAGAGTATTTTACCGTCAGGTTTTAGAACAGCATCAAATTCCTTAACGGCTTCGCTTAGTTTCTCCCTCATCATCTGTGTCATCGAGTTGTTAGGTACTTCGATGTCATCCGCAATGATTATATCTGCACGACTGCCCGTCAACTGACCTGTGATACCTACTGATTTAACAGAAGGGCTACCACTAGCCAGTGCGGGTCTTACGTCAAACGCAATCTTACTCCACCTCTGTCCTTCTTTTGCTATAAGGTGTTGACATATTGGGAGTTCTAGAATTAAGCGTTGAGTGAATGTCGAGAAATCGTCAGCCCTCTGTTTACTAGCTGACACAACCATGAACTTCTTCTGTGGATCAAGTAGAAGCTGGTGAACGACAAAAGCTGCTGTGATATAGGACTTACCTACACCACGAAATGCTTCAATGATTGCCCTCTTCGGGGCTTTTTGTATGTAATCTGCAATATCATATTGTACTGGAGTTGGCTCAGGCAAGTTAAGATGCTTCCAAACAATGAACATAAAGTTGCGGAAGTCTTTAAGTTGCTCTGGTATCTTTTCCATAGTGTCACCACTTCACCTTATTCGCCCACCAAGCCGCTGAAGATTTACCTTTAGCGATGTTCTTTCTATGTCGGGCTTTAAAAGATTTGCGCTGTGCTGCGCTTTGGTTAGTTTTAGCCCCTTGCTCTCCAAACCTAATAATCTTTTCCTTACCGTTTACTTTGGTCTTTACGATGTGAGATTTGGTTGGATGGCTGGGGGTGCGTTTTGGTTTATTTATCTTCAAATCTGCAAACTTACTCATTTTTTCTTAAACCCAATCTTTAATTTAGCGTAAGCTTTAGGTGATATTGTAGAGTTCTTTTTAGATCGGCTAATGCCTTTCTTTTTTCTTGCATTAATGTTTGCGTACAATCCTCGTTTAGCCATTTCTACTCCTATTCTGTGATCTACTTGCAATTCTTAAGTTTGAAGTAGCATTGTTATTAGCGTTCCTGTCCTTATGATCTACATCCTTACCAGCTACCGCAGCAGAACCCTTTGCTTTTATCATTAAACGTCTAGCCTTGTTTCTATTGCTGCGCTTTTTTCTTTGTTCAGGTTTACTGTGGTAGTTTGCGTATTCTTTTTTGTAGTTTCTCAATGGGACATCTCCTCAAACGGTAATGCCTCCAATAAGTTTGCCATAGGAGACTCTGCGGTAATAACTTCGTTTACTGCTCCGTTATCCTTGAGAAACTTTGTTGCAACCGACAATTCTGATGCAGTTGCTTCACCTGACTTTACTTTTGCTAGTAATTCTTTAGCTACACTTTCGTGCAACTCTTCTAATATTTTATTATCCATTAATAACTCCAAACTACTGGAAGAGAATCTCTAAGATCGACATGAATGAACGTGTCAGCCACGCCAATACCGTTGAAGCCAAGTTTAATAGCTTCTTCGATGATCTTATACTTCTGTACTCCGTTAACTACTTGTATATCGGCAGCTATGCCTTGTGCATGAGTGCCAGCTCTGGTTTTCTTAGCCTCTATAGGATGTCCTACAGGGTCTCGATAACCACTTGTGATGTGGAAAGGGAAACCACAAGCTTCACGAAGAGCGTCTATCTTTTCTAGAAACTCATCAGTCATCTCGTTGTTGCCTGTGAACGAACAATTAAATTCGTATAAGCTGAAATATTTCATCCCTTCATCACCTTTGCAATCTTTTCACCACTACGTCCTACTACGTAACCGCCTAAGCCTAGCTGTAGTAACGTCCACGCTTCATCACGAAGGGGCGTAGCGAAGAACCCGAAGGTATCGCCTACAGCAAGTGCGAGAAAGGTTAACATTGTAATAGGTCTCCACGCAGCTACGATAAAGTGTTCGCTTTTAGCTTCCGCTTGGACAATCTTTTGTTGTCCTTCGATACGAGAAGTTTCGTAGTCAAACACACGTTGCATTGCAGCAGCTTGAACATCGAGTAGATGCCCTTTTGCTTTTAAACGCTCGTCCTCACTTGTATGTAATTCATCAATGAGGTGAGCTGCTGGTTTAAAGATACCAGCAATCAAGTCTGTTACGCCTAACATACTACACTCCTATAAGTTTAAAGAAGTTTCCTAGTCCCATAGATTGACCAGCGAGGACGATAGCCCCACCTACAGCAATCCACTTTATTTGCATGAGCGATTTATTAATATTATTTAGCTCAACTTTGAGGTCTGCTGTCTGTTGGTTGAGTCGAGTCAACTGCTCCGAGTGTGAATCTACACGCCACTCTAAGCGGTCAATTCGTGGTTTTAGTTCTTCCATTGTTTATCCTTTATGCTGCGATTTCAAATATCACTATTGATTGTTTTGATTGCTGTGTCCCAGTTGCTTGCGCTCCAGCGACCCAATTACCACCATCACTACTTTGAATTGTTGTCTTAAAGGTAATTTGGTTGGTAGTCCCAGCTACACCAAAATGCGTACCGCTAACGTGTGTGTATTCCCTTTGAGCAGCATCGTTGTGTCCGATCATATCACCAAAACAAGCCTGTTCCAGTCCATCTTGTAATAGTCTAACTGTACACTTAGAAGCGGTATGACCGTTAAACTTTGTAAGACCTTGGTGTACAAAAACTAAAAGGTTATTGTTTTCGTTTGTTGGTGTTATTGATGCTGTTAAGTTGGTATCTACTTGAGATGTAGAAGTACCTGTAGATGATTCAGCATTAGTCGATCCTTCAATAACTTGTAACACCTTACCACCCCCAACATCCGCAAGCAGTTCCGAAGGGATTGTACCAGTTGTGTCTAACTTAGCTGGGTTTAGTGTTGAGTATTCTGTTAAGTATGAGCTTAAGTTATTATCAGCAATATCTCTTGCCTTTGTCATTTATATATCCTCTTAAAGTTGAGGACATCCTTGTCCGTAATTAGACTACCAGTTAGATGGTAAGCCAATCTTCCGTGGAGCTATGCCCCACTCTTTTAAGTTTTTCTTGAGGTTGAACTCAATTTCGTCTCTGTCATTACC